AAGCACGCAGGATGGGCCGCTGTTGCTGGCAGGTGGCGACCCTAATGGCTTGACTGTGACACAAGCGCTGGCTGCGCTGGGCGTACCTGTCAACTTAGGTGCGGCACAAGACATTCAAAGCGTTGGTGCTGACATCAATGGAACGCCAAGCCTTGAAGGGATTACGCTTGAAGGGCCAGACGCACGCGCGGCTGAGTTCCAAGGTGGCGTGCAGGCATTGACAGGTGACTTGCGCGACCGCACGCAGGCGGCTGTAGATTGGGCGCGGCAGCAAGGGCATCCGAACCCTGTGCAAGCTGTGATGCAAAGTGCAGGCTTCCGCAGTGCAATGAAGCAGTACGCTAGCGACGTGGAGAAATTGCAGTCTGCATACCAGAAGCAAGTCATTGCAGACTACGAGGCCGGTATTGAAAACTTTGTAGCAGAGCAAACACCTTCAGCTCTTGCGCGGCTAAAAACCATGTCGCGTTCTGAGTTTATGGCAGGCGTTGCAGAGTCGGGCGGTCAACGGAACTTTGCCTTATCGCTTCTGAGCGAAGATGAAGACATGCGCTCGCAGATTAATGCGCTGTTTCCCGGTGACGACTTTAAGAAGTCAGGTTCCGTCTTTGACCAAGTGCAAACGCTCTATCAGGCTTTTGAGATTGACGCCATAACAGAAGGCCGCGTTTCTGAAGCAGAGAGCGCGCTGCAAGAGGTACAGTTAAGCGGCGGTTCGTATTCCTCAGTGCTGGATGCAGGGTTCGACACGCCAAGCGTAGAGGCCGCAGTTACCAACATCATTGACAGTGTGCAGCTAGACATAAAGCGCTTTGAAGCTAACAAAGATTCGTTCAGTCCCGCTGATGCTTTGGAGTTAGCCAAACAGCTAGACCACCTGCGCAAGATGGCTGACGATGACGAGTTCCTTACGCGCTTGAACCCTGAGATTGCTACTCAGCTGAGCAAGGTGGTCGAAGCAGGGGTAAAACTGCAAGAGCCAATCGCCCTAAACTATAGCATGGGGCTGCTGAGCAACGCACAAACGCAGCAAGAGGTCGTCGAGGCTTACCAAAGCGGCTTAGAGTTTGGCGAGAAGCTGCGCCTGTCGCGTGACGTCAACGCTGACAAAAACTACTTCAACGAAATCGGCAAGGCAGCGGCGGCACAGTACAATGCACTGCAAGAGCAAGCTATCAGTCAAACAAACGGCGCTGTACCAAGCCAAATTGACAACCTTGTCTGGAACGAGAACGGGCAGCGGCTTGAGAGAATTACGCAAACAGTAGACATTGCAGAGGTCCAGAAGGCCCAAGCAACCCGTATTGCTGGCAGGGTTACACAAGTGGAAAACTTGGAAGAACGCGCAGGCTTGTTCAATTACGCTTCGCAGCTAGGCTTGCAAGGTGTCGGTTCGCAAGTCATGCAGTTAGCGTTTGGAGCAGACACTAACCTGCAAACTCCCGAGCTACGTGACTCTTACGATCAGATCATGCAGGCGATGAAGGCAAGCCAAGCTAACCCGCTGCAACTGTTTAGCGAGACGCAAGGCTTGAACATGTTGGTCCTAATGCAGATGGACGACCAGCGCAGGCCGCACGCTATTCTGCAAGACGTACAGCGCCAGATCACCAGCTTGGATAAGAGCTACGTCAACTTTGTAGATGAAGTAAATCTTGCTGGTATCCCTATGACAATGCGTAACAACGTCAAAGCGGCGCTGCTGGTAGACGTTGTAAGCAACATGGGCAATGGCGCTGAAAAAGCAGACGTGATGAAGCGCTTTGAGAAGACGCTAGGCGGCATGGTGCAGCAGAAAAGCTACGGCACACTTTTCAATACAGGCGTCGTTCCGTCCGCTAACGCGGCAACTAGCTCAGGCAGTACCGGCCTCAAGATCAAAACATCTAACATGCAGGGCGAACAGCCAGTAGCTAAAGACTTTGCGTCTCTTGCTGCCGCGTCTGTTGCGCAGCATGCCATGCCACCTATACAGGACTTAAACGCTGAGCTTGGTCCATCACAGGTAAAGACGGACATACTTGCAGGCGGCTTCAACGTCTCCGTTTCGCCTGACGGGATTATCCTGACACAAGGTAAACAAGAGCAGCAGGTACTTGAGCTTGGAGGTATCCCAACGTCTCTGACGTACAATGACCGAGTGCGCGCCACACTGCGCCCTGCGCGCGTCAGTACCACAGTGCAAGACGTTGAGACTGGTGAGTACAGGCGTCAGGAGCAAGCAGCAGTCTTCCTAGACAGTGAGTTCTTTATGGACTTGACCGACGTGGGCAGCGTGCAAATGCGTTTCATTGGCGTCAATGGCGAGACAGACGTGCGCGACATTCCAGTAAGCGAGTTGCGGCCTGTCGCTACGTCCGCAGGTGCTGCCTACATTGACACGCGCCGTACTGAGCGAAGCCCTAACGTACCCCAATCCAACGCAACAGTTGGTTACTTCTACGTCCTGCCTGATGACGTGCGCGAAGTTGTGCCGATGGACATTGACATTGACGACATTTCGCTGAGTTCCGGCTTGCAAGGCAACGTAGGCATCAACAGGCGGATTATCCAAGAGGCTTATGATGCGTACAAGGCAAACAGCTATGAGGTCTTTATAGATGGTTAAGGTACTCGGCGGCGCACCTGAGCGTAACTATAGCTGGTGGGAAGGTACTGTAGCGCAGTTTAAGAGCTATAGCCCTACGTCCTACATTGCGCCTTTGCTCGACGTAGCAAGTCAGACAGGACACGGTGACGACGAACGCAGCTTGTTTCGCGCACAGGTGAATCCATTCAATCAGCCAGCCGCTTTGACGGAAGCTGAGTTGGACATGACGCTTACTATGGGCAACGAGTACGGACTGAACCTAGAGCGCATTGAAGACCTACGTTACGCCTACGGCGAGATGCGCTCGCTAGGTTTAGAGCCTGAGCGTCTTGACGAGTTGACCCGGCAGCGCGCTCAAGACCTTGCAGCGTTACCTGACAAAGACCGTATCTCAACGCTTAGCGACGTAACGGCTAGCATCTTTGACCCATTTAGCATGATGACTTACGCGGCAAGCGGCGGCGCAGCAGCGTCTGTGCGTGCGGGTATGCTGACCCGTGCAGCCACAGGCTTTGGCATTGGTGCAGCGGCAGAGACGGGCGTGATGGGCCTTGAGTCTGCTGCAATGGACGAGGACCGCATGAGCCTGCCACGCGCACTTATCGGCGGCGCTATCGAAGGCACTGTAGGCGTACTGGCCGGTAAGAACCCGGTGAAGGCTAAGCAAGCGTTTCCGCCTAGCATCCAACGGAACATAGTGGCAGGCACCGGAGCCACGTACCTAGACGCTAAGCCTTTCCTTGCAGACAGCGGACTTGGCAGCATCCTAGAGTGGGGTACGCCACGGCGCGCAGGCATGATGACTAGCGACACGCAACTGTCAGAAACCGTAAAGCGCTTCGGCGGTATTATCCTAGAGGAAAACGGTCAGGTTGTCGGGCGCGAGACGGACATTGCGGTGGTCTACATGAAGCTGGACTTTGAAGACAGCAAGATACTTAACCACGCAAAAAACATGCTGATACCTGTCTATAAGACGCTGGGCATGTCGTATGACAAAGGCAACACTGTCTTCACGCAGTACCGGCGATTCAAAGGCAAAGGCGTCGAGCCAACTGCTGACCAGTTAAACATCACGCAGCGCGAATTAGACACACTGTCAGGCGAGTTCGACAGCGTAGTGTCGCAGTATTGGGATGAGTTTTACGAGACAAAGCGAGTTCAGCAGATGGACGCGCAAGTTGGCAATGCGGACATACTGACCTTTAAAAAGGGCAGCGAGTACACACCACGACTTTGGGACCAGATCAACATTCCAATTATCTACGAGCGCCTGCCTGCGGACCTGAGAGAAGGGATGCTGGGCAAGCTGATAGCAGGTGCAATCCGCGCAGAGCAAGGGGAGAACCTAGAGCTAATCGCAAAGAAGCTGGCTAACCGTGAGATTAACCTACGCGGCAAAGAGTATTTAGGCCAGCTAACGCCAGAGCAGCTTCTCGCTAAGCACCTAGACGACGTTAAGTTAGCCAGCGCGCGGTACTATGAGCGCTTTGGGCGTGGCTTTATGCGGTCAGTAACAGCCCGAGTAGCGGCAGGCCGCGACGAGCAAACACAAGTCATCCGGCTTGACGACCTAGAACAGTCAGTCATCCGTAGCATGAACGACCGGAACTTGGGCGGGGCTGTAGGGCTAGACATTCTGACTGAAGACGTCGAGCAAATGGTCAAGGACATCTTCACTAAGCGCATGGAAGGCAAAGAGGCTAGTGAGTTCAGTCCGCTTAACCGTCGTGTTGCAATGGATGACACGTTTGAAATGCGCCTTAGTGACTTGGATGACGCGCTGACGCCAGAAGACATTAACGCCATAGATGCGCTACTGACCGAAGTGTTAGGCGAAAAGCGCACCAGCCGACCGGGTTTTATTCGTGTCAGTGACCTGCTGAACAATGACTCGTTTGACCTAGCTTCTCGCTACTCGCGCGGCTCTAACCGCAAGATTGGTATGGCGCAGCGTGGCATCTTTGAAGAACCACTAGACATTGTTGAGGCTGCTAAGGAACGCTTTCGTAAGCTAGACAAAAGCAAGATGAGCAAGGCGGCAATTAAGCGCGAAAAGATGCGCGTCAATTCTGCTATCTACGACATCTTACAGAACGCTGGGTACTCAGACGCTCGCGCCTTAAAGACAATGATTGACGTCCCTGATTGGGTAAGTGCTAACAGCACCAGCCTAGATACACAGTTTGGTACGTGGCTGGGCGCTGCTAAGAACTTTGCGACTTCTGTGTTCCTGCCGGGTGTCGTGTTCGCACAGATACCAGAAGCCGTCGCAGTCCTAGCGCAGATGGGCATACCGACGCTTAAAGAACTAAATCAGATTACAGAAGTTTGGGACGCCATGCGGCGCGTTGGGCGCGGTGAGGTAATTGACGACGAGTTCCAGCAAGACATCATGGCGCTGCTTGACTTCGACCCTGCAAGCGCGCGCGGCTTTGACAACGTGGACATGGAGTTCCGTGTAGCTCGCAACACAATGGACGCTAAGGTCTATAACGTCTCAAGTGACTTCCGTAACATGATGATGAAGGCTAACCTGCTGCGCCCTACGACTACGGCAACCCGCGTGCTGACGTACAGCCGGTCAATCAACCGCCTGCGCAATTGGGCGCAAGGTCGCCCCAAGCCTTTCAGCCAACACGACCTAGAGGTATACTTCAAACTCGACACGCCACAAAAGCAGCAGTTGGCTAAGCGCCTCATTGACAAGTACGCGGCAATCAATGCCGAAACGGACACAGTGCGCAGCCTTGGCTTGAACCGCTGGGCGCAAGACGGGCCGGAAGCAGCACAGCTAGCGCGCGACCTAGAAATGGCAATCATGGACCGCATGTATAGCGCAGTGCAGGAAGCGAACCGTGGCTTCGCGCCAGCGTGGATGCAAGGCGGTATGCTCAAATACTTCATGCAGTTTCAGACGTATGCTTTTAACTCGCTTGAGAAGCAGGGTGTGGCTTTGCTGGCACGCTACCGTGCAGGTGACACTGAGACCGCTAACATCATCCTTATGTCTAGCTTCCTTGCCAGCCTTGGCATGTACTTCTCGCGCACCTATGCCACGACACTTGGCATGTCTGAGCAGAAGCGCCGCGAGCGGTTCAAGAAAGCACTCAACCCGGCCAACGTGGTCATGTACAGCATTGGCTACATGCCAAGCATTTCAGCACCGCTCAGTGTCGCGTCGTATCCAATTAGTGCCGTTAGCTCAATGGTTACGGGAACGCCAATTAGCCGGGGTGCTATCCCTTCCGCACCAACCTTCAGTGCAATCCAGAACATCGCGAATGCGCCCGGTGGACTGTGGCGTGCAGCGACCGGCCAAGCTACCGAAAGTTCGACTACGCAAGCCCTACGTGTTATTACTGGCGGTGCTTCTGAACTGCCATACTTGAAGCCTCTAACCAACACTGTGAGTTCCATTCTGGCGGATAAGCAGCCGTCAGGTGGTCTCAATGTACTTACGCCAAAGGATTAATTACGGATGGCATACACACCGAACACTTACACGGCGGATGGCAGCACGACCGAGTTTGCCATTACGTTTCCCTTCCTGCGCGAAGCAGACATCGTTGTCAGCGTCTTTGATGCAAGCGGCAACGTGGTCAGCGCGTTTGACTTTGAGATTTTCCTAGACGGTAGCTTCAAGGCGCGCGTGGTTGCTGACGGCACCATTACTGACAACACGCCTACTGCGCTGCCTGCCAACTACACTGTCACGATCAGCCGCAACACTGACATTTCGACACTAGGTACTACCTTTGTGGACGGCGTGTCGCTGCGTGCTGCTGACATCAACATCCTGCTCAACCAGCAGAACTACGCGCTCCAAGAGTTCGGACGGAACACCCAAGAGGCACTTGGCAAGAACGTTACGGATACCGCGTGGGACGCAACGAACCTGCGCATTACGAACCTTGCGCAGCCGACAGCCGACAACGACGCAATCCGCAAGGTAGACGTGGACAGCGGTATTGGGCCTGACATCACGACCGTAGCAGGCATTGCGGCAGACGTGACGGCTGTGGTGGCAGACCAAGCAGACATTGGCGTGGTCTCAACGAACCTTAGCGGCTCAGATACTATTGGCACCGTGGCCGCGTCGATAGCTAACGTGAACACGGTAGGCGGCGCAATTGCCAACGTGAACGCTGTAGCAGCCGACGAGGTTGACATCGGCGTTGTCGCGACGGACCTGAGTGGGTCAGACACGATTGGCACCGTGGCCGGAATTGCCAGCGACGTGACAACAGTGGCAGGCATCAACGCTGCTGTTTCAAACGTGTCGAGCATCTCCGCAGACGTAACAGCCGTGAACGCTGATCAAGCTGACATCGGTGTTGTCGCCGCAGACCTTAGCGGCTCAGACACAATCGGCACAGTGGCTGGGTCTATTGCGAACGTGAACACGTTGGCGGCGCAAGACAACAACATCACGACGCTCACGCAAGCGGCGAACCTGACCGCCTTGCAGAACGCGGCAACGAACGCGGCAGCAGCAGAGGCGGCGCTCAATGCCTTTAACGCAACCTACGTGGGTGCTTACGCTAGCGACCCTAGTGTTGACGCAAACGGTAACGCGCTTACTGACGGTGACTTGTACTACGACACGACGAACCAGCGACTAAAGTTCTACGACGCGGCTAACGGTGTCTGGATTACTTTGGCGAACAGCGTGCAAGTCAATTCCGCTGCTACCTTACAAGCTGTTGGTGACGTGGACTTTGCGAATACAGGTGGGCCTGCCCTAGCGCTTGCAGCTAATCACTTTATTGTACGTGACGCGACCAATGCGCGCTGGGAAAACACGAATGCGGCGGGTGTGCGCACCTTGCTTAACGTCGAGGATGGCGCGACAGCCGACCAGACGGGCGCTGAAATTAAGGCGCTTTATGAACAAGAAGCAAACGCCTTCACAGACGCTCAGTTCACCAAGCTATCCAACATTGCTGCAAACGCGGACGTTACAGCGGACGCTGGGGCTGTCATGGAAACAGACACGACGACCACGGCAATGCAGTTCGTAGTTGATGAAGACGATATGGTGTCTGATAGCGCTACAAAGGTGCCGACGCAGCAAAGCGTCAAGGCTTACGCGGACACCAAGCAGGCCAACATCACGACCAGCACGGCGCTGGGGGCTGCCTCGCTCACTACTCGACTTGGCACTGCGGACGTTGACGTGCGGCGCGCACTTGTTGAGACGCCGACTAGCAGCGCTGACTTTGCAGGCGACGCGCGGCTGTACAACGTTGCGACGACGGGCCTGACGCTCACGATGGACGACACTGCGCTGGCCGAAGGCGACATCATCACGGTTTACGCTAACGGCTATGATGTGACCATTGCGCAGGACGCTACGAACGGGTTTGACACGATCAAGATCGACGGGACAACCGCTGCGCACAGCGGCAACGTGACCGTGGCGAACGGGTCCATCGCAACAATCAGCGTCATAAGTACGACAGGAGGCAGTAGTTTCGCGGTCATCGCAGGTCAGGGAGTAAGCTAAATGGGCATTGTCTCAGCAATGATGCAGGTCGGCGCGGCGATCAAACATGCCGTGGCCGCGCTGTTTACCGTTGACCACTCCCTGCGTTTTGATGGCAGCAACGACTACCTCTCTTGGTCTAGTCCTTCTGCAAGTAACCGGACGACCAACACCATATCGCTTTGGTTTAAAACCCACGTCACAAACGTGTCGCACGCCTTGTTTCAGCAGAGAACCACCGGGACGCTTTCAGACCCTCAATTCCTCGTTCAACTGCGCCTAGTATCCGGCGAAAACAGGCTCCGCATTCTGGACCAGAACAGCGGCAACCAAATCATCTTGGACAGTAACAGTGACCTGACGTTTTCGGCTAACACTTGGTATCACCTTGTTGTTTCTGTTGACACCACTCAGACCACCAACACAGACCGGGTAAAGGTATGGGTGAACGGTCAGCCGTACACCAACTGGTCTTCACCCACATGGCCTAGTACGAACTACCAAACGGGCCTAAATAGAAGCGGCACACGCATGCTGCTGGGGGTGCAAAGACCGAACGGTAGCACATCGCTAGACACCTACACAAACGCACAACTAGCCGAAGTCCACTTCATCGACGGCCAAGCGCTCACGGCGAGCGACTTCGGCAAAACCCGCAACGGCCAGTGGGTGCCGAAAGAAGTTACTGGTGTGACCTACGGGACCAACGGGTTTTACCTGCCGTTTGACCGTAGGCCCGAAGGGGTGACGGTGCTGCTCGATGGGTCTAGCACGACGAGCGACGTGACTGGGATCACGACCATCACCACATCATCTGGCATCACTGCAAAGACAGCAAGCAGCGCTGGTTTAACAGCTGACGCTTACGGTGATTCCAACGGTTACGTTTTGGACGGGTATGACGCAGGGTTATATCTAACGGGAAGTGGCAGCACTTTTAGCTTTAACGACGATTTTACACTTGAAGCTTGGGTGTATCTGGACTCGATTTCCACAAACAACACGTTGTTCCGTATGGGCAACACTGCGCTGATCGGACACAAGGGTCTCAACGCCCCGTCTACGACCACTGGGACTTGGGTGCTGTACCTGCCAAATGCAAACGACACTAGTTTCGGTCTCCAGAACCAAACTCTGTTCACTGGGCTCACAACTGGGTCGTGGAAACACATCGCCTTTACAAAATCTGGCAACACATATCGGGGCTATGTCAACGGGAACCAGACAAGTGGCAACATCGTGGACACCACGGCTGGGGCGCTTGCAGCTGACGTTCTTCGTCTTGGCATAACTGGGTCGTATGGCTGGCGTGGGAAAATGCAAGACGTGCGGTTCACCAGAGGCATCGCCCGAGACATCGCGGCTGGCTTCAATAATAGCACCCCGATTTCCGGCGGTGTCTACAGCTCACCGCTCACCAACGACATCAAATACGGCTCGCTGGGCCGTGACGCCACGACAAACAGCAACGACTTCACGGTCAACGGCGGCATCACCCCCGACGACCAGTTGATCGACACGCCGAACCTGCGGTTTGCTACGTGGGACCGTATTAATACAAACAATGGGATGCTGTTTTCTGAAGCCAATCTTGGTCTACAGGCACCCAATAACTCAACTTGGTACAACACACTTGCCACTCAACCAATCGGACCAAGCGACAAGATATACTTTGAGTGGTCTAACAACCAATCGACATATTTAGGATATATGGGTTTATCAGATAGCCTAATAACATCCAGCGCTGCAAACCACTTAGGCGAAACTGATGCGAGCTATGGGTTTTTCATCGGGAATGCCACTACGTTGAAGGCATCTCATGATGGCACGGACACTAATATTTCAACCTCGACTACGACCGGACCCCGCATTTTAATGTGTGCAATCGACCGTCCCAACGGGGAAATCCATTTTGGTTTTAATGGGGTATGGATGGATGGTACCAACTCCAGCACCACGCCAATTTATCCTTTCTACACAAACGTACCCACTACAGGAAATTACTATGCGGCAGGTTCTGCTGCAACCTATGGCTCTGTGATCTACAACCTTGTCTCGAACTTCGGCCAAGACCACACGTTCGCCGGAGCGAAATCACCCCTGACAACCCCGTTCACCGACGACGATGGCAACGGCGAGTTCTATTATGAGCCGCCCCCGGGGTTCAAGGCGTTGGCGGAAAGTTACTAAGCACCACAAAAAGGAACCTAAACGATGACAGAAAGTAAATCATGGTACGCCTCAAAGACGGTATGGGCCGTTCTGGTCATGCTCGGCAGCGTGGCCGCACGCAACCTTGGCGTAGACCTTGGGCCGTTTGAGGACGAAATCAGCAACTTGATTCTCGACGGTGTTGCACTTGTGGCCGGGGCTGTGGGCCTTTGGGGTCGCATTGCGGCGACACGTAAGCTGACGACGTAGACCGGAGATGGCCGACGTGACAGACGACGAGATCAAAGCGATTGCGCAGAAAGCGGCAACGGAAGCTGTCGAGGAGACACTGCGCCGACTGAACCTCAACGACGACAACAGTGGCCAGGATGTGCATGACTTGCGCGAGCTGCTGTCGAGCTGGCGCTCGGCGAAACGTACGATC